TGAATATTTGATTAAATACTACAGCGATGTCATTCCAGAATCTTATGCGATTATGATTAACATTTAAATTAACGTATCTTTCTATATGGTCTATTACTCTATCAACATCTAGTATTCTCATTACTCGTTGTTGTGTTTCATTCCGGTTAACCCTATTATTAACCCTATTATTAACATTAGGCAAATTTATATCTAGGTTGTCTCGACAAAGAGGACAAGTATTAGCATATTCTGTGTTATTTAAAATACAATCAGCGCAAAACTGGTGTCCACATCTAGTAATGAAAACGTTTCTTCCAGCTATACTTTCCAAGCATACAGGACAGGCGTTATCCATTTTTAATTATAAGGAAGTCTTTAATATAAATAGAATACTAGTATTTAAATCAATTTAATTTAAACCTAAAAATAAAAATGTTATACCTTTTATTATGAGCGAAGATAATCCCCTTTTGAACCTTTCACCTATCGATGGACGATATAGAAAAAAAACACGAAGGCTATCAAACTACTTCTCAGAGTTTGCCTTATTCCAGTATAGAGTAGAAGTAGAAGTAAAATATTTTATTTTCTTATTCCAGTTAGTAAATGGTAAGAGTTTGCCTTATGCAACATTAGACGACCTAAAATCTCTTTACACAGATTTTAACTTAATAGAATGTGAAAAAATCCGCGAGATAGAAAAGAAGACTAGACATGACGTTAAAGCAGTAGAGTATTACCTCGCCGAGAAATTCAAACTACTAGGAATATATTTTCATAGCAACTTAATTCACTTTGGTCTTACTTCACAAGACATCAATAACACTAGTATTACTATGAGTTTGCGCGATTATATTTATCAAGATTACATTCCACAGATAACTGAACTTTTGGAAGACATTAATGAAAAATCACATTTCTGGCGGGGAGCCGTAATGATGTGTCGCACACACGGCCAGCCAGCCGTTCCATCAACTATGGGTAAGGAATTCCGTGTATTCCATTATCGTATAAAAAAACAGATGAAACTATTAGAAGATATTAAATACTATGGTAAGTTTGGGGGCGCGGTAGGAAATCTCAACGCACACTATTTAGCCTATCCAGACATTAATTGGGAATATGAATTAACCGAATTTGTAGATAAAAAACTAGGTTTAGTAAGAGAAAGATATACAACACAAATAGACAACTATGAAAATTTAGCAGTAGTGTTTGATAATTTGCGTCGTATTAATACAGTATTAGTAGATATGTGTCGCGACATATGGCAGTATATTTCTATGGATTATCTAGTTCAGGAATTTAACCCAGATGAGACTGGTAGTTCAACTATGCCACAGAAGATTAACCCTATTGATTTTGAAAATGCGGAAGGTAATCTAATGATTGCCAGTAGTCTTTTGGATTTTATGAGTAATAAATTACCTATCTCTAGATTACAGCGCGACCTTACGGATAGCACAGTATTAAGAAATTTGGGAACTATTTTTGGTCATATAACAATTGCTTTGTCTGGAATTCGTAATGGTCTAGGAAAGTTAACCATTAATCCCATAAAATTACACGATGACCTTGATTCACATATAGAAGTTATAACAGAGGGAGTTCAAACAATACTTCGTAGAGAGGGTTTCCTCGATGCATATGAGAAGTTGAAGAACCTATCTAGAAACAACGAACGTTTTTCCTATTCTCGACTTCATGAGTTCGTTCAAACACTAGATATTAATGAAGAAACAAGAGAACAGTTATACAATCTTACTCCTTTTAATTATGTAGGCATTTTAAAAAACGACATAGAATAAATCATTTCTAAGGTAATACTAGAGATTATGAAATCTAAGAAAGATAATAAATCTAAGAAATCTATTAAAACAAATACTAAGAAACAGAAACGCCAATTTCTTTTTAATCCCGAAGACCCTAAACGTAGTTTTGACGTATATATAGATAAGGACCCTAGTGATACAATTCCAATTTCTTATACTACAGTAGAAGACGTTATAAAAACAATAAAACGTCTGGAAGAATTATATAAAAAGGGAAAGTATCCTCATAAGAGAATATGGCAGGTAGGTATGATATTAAAAGTAAGACTGGGTGTATTCTATAAATACCGAAAGACTAGGTATCCAAAGGCAAAGAAAGTTCGTGAGCGTTATTTCCTCGCAAAAAGATATTTAGAATTCCTTTCAAGTCGCACCAAAGTCTCTGGTGAATCTGGTAGAAAACTATTAACTTTCAAAATATAATTGTTTTTTTGTAGTATTAATCTATATTCATATTAATGAGTATTTGTAAATCTCTATTAATAACTTTAATAGTAATAGCTGTTTTATACCTATTGAACTTATATGTATCATCTAGTGTTAATCCAAAGTTGAATTTAAAATATAAAAGTGAAATGGTGGACCCTATCCGAGAGTATTGTTGCGACTACTACATTATAAATAGGGATAAGATAACACCATACGAATTACAACACATTAAGTATCCCTGTATTTTCAAACCCAACTATTGTGATGGATTCGCACATGCGGTATCACTAGTAAAAAGTCCCGAAGAGGCTGAAAAATATTTAGCGAGGTCTCTAGACAAGAGTATTATAATTCAAGAGTTTCATCCTGGTCCATATGAAGCAACAGTTTATATTAGAAGATTACCTGAAAGTAATGAGACAACTTTGTATGTAGTTGAACGCGTAAATCCAAATCGAAATAAAGACAAAGAATGGTTATGGAAGAGTAGTGTAAGCTATAAATACGATTATTTTACTCGTCATCGCGCCGACCTTGAAACTCCCGAGTTTGTTTCGAAGATAACTGAAATAACTAACAGATTTCCAGAAGTGTATTTAGTAAGATATGATATAAGGTTCTCTAGTTATGAAGAATTAAAGAGAGGAGAGGGATTTAAGATAATAGAATTAAATGAACACTGCTCTGATACTAGATATTCACACACTAATACTAGAGCAAAAAACTGGGAGATATTAATCGAGCATTTATACAATTATTATAAAATAGGAATAATGAATGTGGTAAGTGGTAATGGTGTTTCCTTTTCAAAGTTTTGTTCCACTTTACTAAACAGTCAAATCGTTAGAGCACATAAATGTAGGAAGTATTATGTTTATTATAATATGCTTAAGAAGGCCAAAAAGTCCTACTAGCCTTTTACAAGACCAGTTCTACAAAATTGATTTATCCTAGACTTGTCTTTTTCCTAATCACAATACCAATCCCTATCCCAAAACAACAAAACAAAAAACGATGGACGCATACCTCGACTATGACGATTTTGCACCAGCCTCTAGGGTAGGAGGTGGTGGTGGCAAGAGTAGTGGGGTTGGAGCCAATAGGAAGCGTGGTGGCAAGTCAGGTTCAGCCTCTAACGATACAGGTAGTGGAACTATTTACACAAGCAAGCACATTAGGGTGGGACAGATGAAGCGGGAGAATACGGCTAGTAAGAGGGCTGCTAAGGGTAAAATGAAGAAAAATACGCGGTAATTATTGAAATGATTGATTGAAATGAATGTTTGAAATAAAATAACTAGACATAGTCATATCCTTTAGGTTTGATGTTCTTGTAAACGAGTGATTCGGCGCGAGCCATGGCATCAGCAACAAACTTCTTCTGTGTTTGTCCCTGACCTGGGAAGGTTTCGCCATAAACCTGAATAGTGCCTCTCCATAGACCATTTACAAAATGTTGTGATACTTCAATTGGAATTCCACGCTGTCGAAGATGATTAAGAAGGCTTGTTCCTTTTGCTCGTGTTGAAATCATTATAATATATCCATAAAAACTTATTTTTTTTTTAAATAGAAGAATAAGATTAATATTTTCTAAATTTTATTTAAATGAAACCAATTGAAAAGAAACCTAGCGTTTTACTATTATTACTGAAGACATTATTGGCATTTATATACATTATTTTCTTACTAATACCATTTATCTTATTCATGATACCTAAATACGTCTCACGTGAAATAGCTAAATACATATTACTCGTTTTCATATTAATTCCTATACACCGGAAGATATGTAGTTCTCGTGGGATATTAACAAGAATACTCGAAAAATTAGGTGAAGATTATTCATCCATTACTACTGCGAATGCGTTCTCTGAAACTTACTTGAAATGGTTTTATGAGCCATTTATGAAATTTTTTAAAATTCCCTGGAACTCTACTGAATTTGACCGTGTAGTATCAATTCATATAGGAATAAACATAGTTATTACTTGGGTAATATGTTTCATTTATTTAAAACGTAATTAAGTAGCCCTTTTATATATTTTTTTTTCTGTTATTCTAGTAATCTAGTAATGCTTCGTAATTATAATGAAAATAGCCCTGTGCGTGATTTTTATGCTTCCCTTTACTCTAATCAAAGTTTGGAAAAAGAGAGAGAATTAAGAGAGCGTTATTGTAAGTTGAATTCAGCAGTAATGACTATGGAGAAGGCATTAAACTTGATGGATACCTTTATTGACCCTAGCGACCCCGACTTAAATGTTCCTAATAGTATTCATGCCTACCAGACAGCTGAGAGAATACGCAATAGATATCCACACGACAAGCAATTACAACTTACTGGATTAATACACGACTTAGGTAAGGTTTTATTTAATTACAACGAACCCAATTATTTTATAGTAGGCGATACATATGTTCTTGGAGCAGAAATACCTAAATCAGTAGCACACTATGATACAATTGAAAATCCAGGCAAGTATGCGGAGTATGGAGTATATAAACCAAATTGTGGATTAGAGAACCTTACACTTTCCTGGGGGCACGACGAATATTTATATCAGGTTCTACTTGGGAATAAGGACAAACACCACTTAGATAAAAAATATATGGATATAATTCGCTATCATAGTTTTTATCCTTGGCATAGGGAGAATGAGTATTCGCATTTAATGAAGCCAGAAGATAAGGGAATTCTAAAGGATGTAAGAATGTTTAATCAATTTGACCTCTATTCAAAGGTAGATAGTAAAAAAATATCCGCAGGCGCGAAGAATTATTATAAAAAATTAATTACAGATATATTTCCAACACCCTTACGCTGGTAGGCTACTTCTACTGTCCCATTACGGGTTCTCCAATTAGTCCGTGTCCTGTGTAGTTCGGGAAGTTTGTGTTGTTGAAATCTTGGATGTCGTTGAAGTTGAAGACTTGACCGATGTTTTGGATGGGGATTATTTCACTATTGCCGTGAAACACGATGTCGTTGTATTGTTCGTTGATTGGAGCGTGCGCTTCCTCGGCCTCGTTGTCCTCGGCCTCGTTGTCCTCGGCCTCGTTGTCCTCGGCCTCGTTGTCCTCGCCCTCGTTGTCCTCGGTCTCTTCGCCTTCGCTATCAGTCTCCTCTTCCTCGCTGTCGCTGCCGCTGCCGCTGTCGAAACTTGCGTCAGGGTCACTGGAGTTCTGGGCTACAGATTGGTTGCCATTCCCTGCGTGTTCCTCGCACCTTTCGTGGTTATCAACTGCTGTTGCGTCGTGTCCATCAAAATGCGTACTGCATACCTCACAGAATAGTTCCATGAATGCTTCGTCCCTGGAAAGGACATCGTGGTGAACTTTCAGGATTCCATCGTAGCCGAGAGAGGGAATGTTGTTGGCCTCGTATTCCATCTTGAGGACCAGGGTATCGTCATTCTCTACCTGCTCATTAGTGAAGAAGTGGTCGAAAGCGAACCTCCAGACCTCATCCATTTCTCTGCTGATTGCGATAGTTCCCTGTGGCATCTGGGTTCGTTCAAGAATGCCATTTTCGTAGAACTGGACGCGAACGTTCTTGCCGATGTACTGGTTCAAGTTCTGGGGGATGCCTTCAGCAATCATATCGGTGTAAACCTCCTGGTAATACACGTCGATAGTCGCTGAAAACCGAGTGTTGATGTGGTGAATTACGCGCTCGATAATCTGTCCCTCATCTTCAATCAGGAAGGGCTTGGGGGCACCTGGAATCGCGAATGCTCCACCTAGAACTTCGCGAGGAGTGAAGCGCTGGTCTGTAGTGAAGATGACCTCAGTTTCTCCGTTCTCGTTCTCTTCCATCTGGATGAAGCGCACCTGGCGGAACTCTTCAAAAGTCTGCTGCTGCTGGTAAATCATGTTTGTTTGTGTGTGTGTAATCGAGTTTGGTATTCGAGTGATTGTGCCTAGTCTAGCTGGGCCAAGAAGAAGTCAATTTTAAGAGGCTACTGGACTAGTAGTCTGGGCGTTAGTAAAATTTAATTTAGAATAATTTTAGTTCTACTCTTAACACTGTAAATTCTACTTCCGTTTCTACTTATTTTTTTTGATAGTTTCATACCAGGTCTTACATTACC